AGCATTAAGTGCGGCCAAGGGTACGATTTTTGACCTGTACATTGACAATACCGGTGGCGCAAACACAGTAACTATTGCTGTTGCCACCAACGGCATTCTGTCTACCGCCGCTGCTGACACTGCGGGTTCCTTTGGTGACCTGACAGTTGCCTCTGGCGCAACGGGTCTTGCCCGTTTTACCCTCATGTTCTCAAGCGCCACAGCATACGTGTTTACACGCACTGCTTAATTAGGAGCCGACATGAGCAACAGCAATATCCAAGCAGTCACAAAGACTGTGGATGCACATGCAATTGCCGGTCGCACACGGGTAGCCGGCATCTATTTTACAAACACGGCAACGGCTGGAACAGTTACTCTAAGGAACGGCAGTACTGTTGGAAGCACGGCATTGCTAACTCTCACCACCGCCGCTGTGGCTGGAGCCACTGACATTCTTTTGCCGGACATGGGAATTCTCTTTGATTCCGGGGTGTTTATTGATGTCTCTGGCGTTGAAATTACCAGCGTGACGCTGTTCTTCTACGGTGGAGCAGCGCAGTAATGGCCAAGAAAAGCCCTTCCCTTTCGGTTGGACGTGGCGAGAAATTGCCCGTCTCCAAGGGGGCGGGCTTAACTGCTAAGGGCCGTGCTAAGTACAACGCAGCCACGGGAAGTAACCTGAAAGCTCCCCAGCCCAAAGGCGGTAAGCGCAAGGACTCGTTCTGCGCGCGCATGGGCGGCATGCCGGGGCCCATGAAGGATGAAAAAGGCAAGCCTACCCGCAAGGCGGCGGCCCTAGCAAGATGGAAATGCTGATGGACATCAACTTTATTTGGTCTGCCGTTTTATCTGCCGCAGTTGGCGGATTGTGGTTTTTCATTCGTGAAAAATTTGACGAGCTCAAGCGCCTCGACATTTTGTTGAACAAAACACGAGAGGAGATTGCCCGTGATTACGCAACTAACACAGAAGTGCAGAGAGTCACTGATCACATTGATCAGCGTTTTAACCGGCTTGAAGCAAAAATTGATCAACTTATTCAACAAGCAAAGTAAGGAGCAATGATGGCAACCTCAAAAATGAAGATGGTCAAAAAAGGCGGCAAATCAGTGCCTGCTTTTGCGGCTGATGGCGTTGGCAAGATGAAAAAAGGCGGCGCTGTAGGCATGCACAAGATGCCTGGCGGCAAGATGATGAAAGACTCTGACATGGGCGACAAGATGGGTCGTGCTGTCAAACGTAAAACGGCCGACGTCAAAGGCCGTGCAATGAAAAAAGGAGCTTAATATGGCTGGACGTGGAATGGGAGCCGCTACGCGCGGTGGTGGTGCTGTTGAAAGCGGCCCCGCAAACAAGATGATCTCTGAGCCTAGCAAGAGCACTGGCATCCCTATGATGGCCAAGGGCGGCATGGCCAACAAGGGCAACGTCAATGAGCATAAGCGCATGGCCATGGGCAAGCCCATTGGCAAAATGGGCGGTGGCATGATGACCAAGGGCTACGCTGCTGGCGGCATGATGTCTAAAGGCTACGCTGCTGGCGGTGCTACTAAGAAGATGGCCAAACGCGCGAAGTAATGGCCTACCTCATCAGCAACATTCCGTACTTCAAATGCTGGGTCAGACGCGAGTTTACTCATATGCATCAGAAGTACCATGGCGAGTACTTGCACGCAAATGTTATTGCGGTCAACGTCATGCCGGATCGTTGCTTGAGTTTTCAGATTGTGTTTACCGGGTGTGAAAGCCAGGTAGACGGTTCTGAAAACGTGCACGGAGGGGCCATGTGGGCGCGCATGCCGATCACAGCGCTGGTGGGGGATATCCCGCTGGAAGAGTGGCCGGAGCGCATGCCTACGCATTTAGTGCAGCCTTGGGACTGTCCTTCGCACCACCACACTGTGGTGAAGTTTGCAAGAACCAGCCCCAGTCCTTGGTTGTGCAAGATTGACGGTGAGTTTCACACCGGCAGGTACTTGTTTACCGTAGACTATGCGGAGAGCGAGGTGGCTGACTGTCCTGCGCAGCACAAACAAAGTCATGTTTTGATTTTGACGGATGCAGGCAAGTGGACAGGCAACATTGTGGCGTTGCCAAACAACCGCGTCAGGGTCACAAGCCCTGCGTTTTGGCAAACAGGAGAGGGTGCTCCAGACTTCAGGCCCAGTCAGTGGACACATTGTGCGGAGCAGGATGACTCGTACATGAACGCGCAGCAGACCTTTAACAACCTGTACAGCGAATGACCACCTCCAACACAACCACCTTTGACCTGTCGATTGATGACCTGATCGAAGAGGCATTTGAGCGCTGCGGCATGAGGCCGACCGCCGGGTACCAACTTACGTCGGCCCGTCGCTCGCTCAACTTGCTGTTTCTTGATTGGGCCAATCGCGGGTTAAACTTGTGGACCATTGAGCAGGCTACCTATGCGCTAACAGCCAGCATTAATGAGATATCGCTGCCCACTGATGTAGTAAACGTGCTTGAGGCTGTCATTCGCCAAACCAGCCAGGGCATCAACACAGACGTCTACATCCAGCGAATCAGCCGTGAAGACTACCTTAACTTGCCTAACAAGACTACGCAGGCCCGCCCTGCTCAGTTTTACGTAGAGCGCACAAACATTCCCAAGGTGTACTTCTATCCCGCAGCGGACCAGAACTACACCTTCGTGTATTACCGCATTCGTCGCATCCAGGACGCAGGTGCCTATACAAACACGTCTGATGTCAATTTCAGGTTCTTGCCATGCCTGGCGTCAGGCCTGGCGTACTACCTGTCTTTAAAGTTTGCTGCCGATCGTGCTGCGGCGCTCAAGGCGATCTACGAAGAAGACTTCCAACGCGCTGCTTTGGAAGACCGCGACACTGCCAGCGTGCAGTTTGTACCGGACCTGGGGGTATGACATGGCCTTTGCAACAGGCATCTACTCATACGGGTTGTGTGACTACTGCGGGCAGCGGTACAGGTACAACACCCTGCGCAAAAATTGGCGTGGGTTCATGGTTTGCCCAGAAGACTACGAGCCTAAAGAGCCGCAGCTTGAGCCGCTTCGCTTCCGGGGGGATGCAATCGCTCTACGCGATCCGCGTCCCGACCGTATTGAGCCCGTGTCCGTTTTTGTTGGCGCTCCAGGCTTTACCGCTTTCCAAAGCTATGGCAGCGTGCAGGGGGGCACTAACATGCAACCGTATGTCCAGGACCAAGCGCTCATCGCGCAGGGCGTTGTTGGATCAGTGACTGTGAGCATTACATGACATACACCGAGCTTGTTACCAACATTCGAAATTACACCGAGGTAAACAGCAATGTGTTTACCAGTGCGGTGATAGACACTTTTATCACTATGGCGGAGAACCAAATTCTTCGCGAGATTGACCTGGATGTGTTCAAGCTGGAAGTCACTGGCAACATGACCCAGGGCAACAGGTTCTTGACTGCGCCTACTGACCTGTTAACGCATCGTTACCTGATTTTGACGCCGACCAGTGGCGATCAAATATTTTTGGATTTCCGCGATACGTCTTTTATGAAAGAGTACTGGGCCAACGGCACCACGCAGGGCACGCCCAAGTACTACGCTGTCTGGGATCAAAACACGTTTTACATTGCGCCTACGCCTAACCAAAGCTACAGCGTAGAACTCGGATATATTTACCGCCCACCGCAGCTGTCTGCTGCCAATCCTACGACTTGGATCAGCACAAATGCCCCTGAGGCGCTGCTGTACGGTTGTTTGATCCAGGCATACAGCTACACCAAAGGGCCCACTGACATGATGTCGTACTTCCGCAACGCGTACAAGGAAGCCATCCAAGGTCTGGGCACTGAGCAGCAGGGTCGCCGCCGCCGTGATGAGTACCGTGACGGTATGCTTCGTATTCCACTTAAATCAGATTCACCCGGACCATGATCACAGCACCCTTGCACGTTCCTGTTGGCAACGTCTTCGTCGAGACCACGCAAAAGCGCGGCTGGACGCCGGAAGAGTTGGCCGCGCGCGCTGCTGACAAGATCATCTATGTGGGTGATCAGTCGCACCCTGCGGTGCAGGCCCAGGCAAGAGCTTTCAAGGACAGCGTCAAGCAAGTTGTAGCGTTTTATCTGAAAGAGGCGGTTGAACAGGACCGAGCAACTATCGCCCTGCGCTTGCGCGAGGCAGGTCACCCCGACTTGATTCATTTGTTAGGAGATTAAAAATGGCATTTTCAGGCAATTTCATGTGCACCAGCTTCAAGGTTGAGCTGATGCGGGCCGTGCATAACTTCACGACCGGCACTGGCAACACTTTCAAGCTGGCTTTGTACGACAACAGTGCCTCGTTCACTGCCGCAACGACCGCCTACACAGCCACCAATGAGGTGGCTGCGTCGGGATCGTACTCGGCGGGCGGCGGCGCACTGACCAATGTCACGCCCACGTCCTCGGGAACCACTGCGTTCACGGACTTTGCTGACTTGTCGTTTACCAGTGCGACTATTACGGCGTTTGGCGCCCTGATTTACAACGACACGGCTGCCGGCGACCCGGCGGTTTGCGTTTTGGACTTTGGCGGTGCAAAGACATCTACCAGCGGCACATTTACCATCATCTTCCCAACTGCTGACGCAACCAATGCCATCATTCGCATTGCTTGATGAGGGGAACGTGTGGCTGATGTTGTTGTTGCCTTCCAAGGCTGGAATGCATCTGGCGTAGGCTGGGGGGACGATCCCTGGGGCGAGAGCCTTGCTGCTCTTCCCACGGGAACAGGCGCAGTTGGTTCCGTCACAGTAACGGGCGAGGCGGCGGTTGCAGTAACGGGGTTGTCGGCCACGGTATCAGTGGGCAGTGTTACGGTTAGCGCGAGTGCAGAAGTCAGTGTTACTGGGGTAAGTGCAACGGGGCAGGTTGACCAGGTCAGCGTAAGCGGCGATGCCGAGGTGCAGGTTACCGGAGTGCAGGGCGCCACGGCCTTGGGCAATGTCACGGTGACGATAGAGACAATTGTGCCGGTCACGGGCGTGCAGGCGGTTGGCCAGGTTGGGTCGGTCGACCATACGGCGGATGCCAATGTCTCTGTTACCGGTGTTGCGGGCACAGTGGCCATTGGGACGGTGGCGGTTAATGCCAGCGCCATTACCTCTGTCACAGGCCTGCAAGCCGTGGCATCGGTGGGCAGTGTTACAGCGGCGGCCAATTCGGATGTTTTTGTCACGGGTGTTTCAGCGCTGGGCCAGGTTGGATCGGTAACTTTGTGGGGCACAGTAGATGACAATCAGACGCCTAACTGGCAAAATGTGAACGATGCACAGGCAGACAACTGGATTGTGGTGAATGACGGTAATACCGTGGTTTGGACCCAGGTTCTAACGTAAGGAAATAACATGGCAAGTACGTATTCAGACCTTAAATTTGAGCTGATTGGCACTGGAGATCAGTCAGGCACTTGGGGCACCACGACCAACGACAACATTGGCACGGCCA